GAACTCACTGGAGCAGATGAGGACACGCTGATGCGTCAGCTTATCGAAAACAACAAGAGGCTGGAAGCACTACAGGCATATGCACAAACTGCCTAAAATCTAAATCAGAAACTTGAGTTATTTATTGAGCGGACTTGGAATTGCATTCGTCATCATTCTTCGAAACTTCCCGAAGGATGGCTTGCAACTCCGAATATGCTTTAAAATCTCGACGCATAAAAAATCCGGAATCACCCGTATCAAATAGAATGTTATGAATCTTGTTCAAGGCATTTTGTTGCTCACGGTTAAGAAATTCATAGAAATTCTTTTTGTAAACCGTTTTGTTTTCGGGGTGTTCCGCACAAATAAAATCGAGAAACGCTTCTTGAAGAGTTTTTAAACAAGCTGTATTGAGAGCAGTTTCTATTATCAGATTATTAACCTGCTCTTTTATAGCTTTTAATTCTTTAGAATATTCTTCCATGATGATAAATGATTGATTAATACGCTACAAATGTAGCAAAAACCGTCCGGTCTGTGAAGATAGGGCGGACTTTTAAAACAGAACGCTTATGAAAACAAGAAACATACTTATCGCAATACTCGCCATTGCAGTGGCAAACACATTTACAGAAGGATGGCTGAATATAGCCGGAATCGCACTCTTGTCTGCATCGCTGGTTCCCGTAGCAATAAAGATGGACAAGGCAGACAGATAATTCACACGCAGCTATAAGGACCTGCACGTTTTCAGGATAACGTGAATTTGTCATAGGATTGGTTTTGGTATGAAGTAATCTTTAACGCAATAGGTATTGACAAGGCAAAAAGATGCAGGCGGCTTAGCTTCAGGTTCGATTCCTGAGGCTGCACTAATCAGAAAACAGAATAACATGCCTCACTATAACAAGGAAAACATATTGGTGGTAACGAAAGATGAAGTCCTTCAGGCAAGAGATATGAACGGTAAACCGTTCTTTAAGGACTGGAATAATCTTAAAGTAACACTATACCGCTATGAGAACAAGACGTGCGGCATCAAGCGTGCCGACCGTGGTGGAGGTAGAGGATGTGTGGTTACGATTGTGTTCGACAGCCTTCCACAAGAGATTCAGGATGCTATCGGCGACCCGCGCAAGAAAGAACACATACTTCTCGATTATTTTCAGATTGATCAGGATGCAGTAGCTTTTTATAACAGCTATCGCACTCCTACCGGTGAACTGAAAGACTCTCAGAAACAAGCATACGTCACCACTGCCAGTCTTTTGAATGCAGGCCTTGCTCTTATTCAGGCCCGTCGTGCAGAATGGCTTGGAAAAGGAAAGAATACCGTTCGCGGGCTGGAAGCTTCCGTATGCGAAGACCTTCGCACGTTTGCCCCTGTGCTTGTACGCAAGTTCCATCGCGAATACAATCTTCCGGAAAACATGATCCGTCTGCGTGAAAAGCTTCGTAATTACGCTTCATTGAACGGACAAGAACGCTATGCTTCGCTGGTGAAAGGCGTGTTCGGGAACCAGCACGCAAGCGTGAAGACACTTGCACAGATGCAGTTGCTGGAAAGCATGTTCATGAGTCAGAAGCATAAGCCTACTCCTACCGAGGTGGCCGACCAGTACAGCGCATTCCTATCCGGTTATGTGGAAATCATCAACAAGGAAACAGGCGAAGTGTACGACCCCAAGGAATACGGAAAGCTCAGTCTTCGCACCATCACTTCCTATCTGGACACATGGCACAGCAAAATCGTGACATTCAGCAAGCGTGCAGGTGACAGACAGCGTTTTATTTCCGACTTTATTCCTGGTGGCTCCATGCTGAAGCCTGAATATGCAGGTAGCATCATCTCAGTGGACGACCGTAATCCTCCATTTTGGTTCGAAAAACGGAAGCGTGTATGTTTCTACTGCGCATACGATGTCGGCGCACAGTGCTTCACTGCATGGGTGTACGGTAAGAGAAAAGAAGGTATTATCGTGGATTTTTACCGCAACATCGTGCGTAATTACACTGCATGGGGTATTCCTCTTCCTGCCGAGATAGAGTGCGAAAGCTCTTTGAACGCTACTTATCGTAACAACATGCTTTCTGAAGGTGGAATGTTCCAGTACGTGCGTATGGAAGCCAACAAGGCGAGAGCTAAATACATCGAAAGAATGTGGGAAAAACTTCGTTACGATACAGAAAAAAAACGTGAAGGATGGCTGGCACGTCCTAATTCACTGCGAGAAAGTAACCAGAAGGGAGAAGATGACTGCCCGATTATCCCGTTCGATGACATTGTGTACGACTGCCTCACGGATATTCAGAACTGGAACAACAGTCTGCATCCCGACCAGGTGAAATACAAAGGAATGACGCGCTGGGAGGTGTTCACGGAGAACCAGAACCCGAATCTTCGTCAGGAAACAAACTGGAAGATGATTCTTCCTTACATCGGATACAAGACAGAGAGCAGCTGCAACGCCGGGACCATCAAGCTACAGCGAAAAGAATTCTTTCTGGGAATCGATGGAGAAATCAGCACAGGCGATGAACTGATTCCATTGCTGGAGCTGGTGGAAGGAAAGGAAGTAGACATCTACTGGCTGGACGACAACGAAGGAAATGTGATGAAAGCACTGGTTTATCTGCGAGGCGCTGACAGATGCATCTGCGAAGCGATACAGAAGCCGAAGTTCCACCGTGCGAAGATAGAACAGACCGCAGAAGACCGAAAGAACATGGGCCTGGTAATGGCTTACATCAACACTTTCAGCGGATATATCAGCCGGAGAAAGTCGGAAATTGACAAGGTGATGGTGATAGACCACCGCACGAATGTGGTTAACAACAAGTTTGTCATCCCCGGACTTGAACAGAAGAGACACTACGACGATGATCAGGAACCCGAAACGCTGGAAACAGAAGATTTGGAACCTGAAACTGTAGAACCGGAACAGGTGGAAGTGCTCGATGAAGGCGAAGAAGAGAACACGTTCGAAAACAATTCGAAAGCTATTCAAAAAGACGATAAACAGCTATTGATACAACAACTGACAAGTAACTTTTAAAGATATTGAACCATGATTGAAGTAAGTAAACAACTGATTGACATGTGTGTGAAAGCCTTATTGCAGGCTTCAGAAAACTATGGTGGAACCGCAACACAGTTTGCACGTAAATATGGCATGAGTGCCAGCGTATGGAGTGAGATTAAGAACGGACGCACGGAAGGAAAGCTTTCTGCGCAGAAGTGGCTGAACATTGCGTCCATTCTTGGCGTCCAAGTGAACAAACGACCCTGGAAGATGGCACGTACAGAGGTTTTCAATGCCATTGAGCGCGGTGTGCTGGCTTGCAAGAACTACGGATGGGGCATGATATTCGTCGATAAATGTGCCATCGGAAAGACCTACAGCGCAAAGTTTCTGGCCAAAACGCAGAAAAACTGCTTCTATGTAGACGGTTCTCAGTGCAAGACAAAGATTCTTTTCACCCGCACGCTGGCACAGGTTATCGGCGTGGAATCTGCCGGACGCTATCAGGATGTGAAGATGCGCATCAAAAACGCGCTGAATGTGCTCGAAAAGCCCGTGGTCATCATCGATGAAGCCGGAGACCTGGAATATAACGCATTCCTCGACCTGAAGGAATTCTACAACGCTACAGAAGGGGCGTGCGGATGGTATATGATGGGGGCCAACGGACTTCGCAAGAAGATAACAGACGGAATCAGCCGTGAGTCTGTAGGATTTGAGGAAATTTTCTCACGATTCAGCGATGCCTACGCACACGTGGTACCTACCAACAAGGACGAACAGATAGAGTTCTACCGCAAGCTGCTGACCGATGTGCTTTCTGTCAATATGGAAGACAAAACCAACCTTCAGAAACTTGTAAACCAGTGTCTCACCGTGAGCACCGGAAACAATATCACCGGTCTGCGCCGTGCGGAAAAAATGTTAATCCTTAACTCATAACGATTATGGCAAGAGCATTATCAGTGAAAAACATCTACTCCCAGCGGTTCACCACCTTGCAGATGGGAGGCGCATATCAGGAACCGTTTGGCGAACCTTCCGACAACGGGATATGGCTTATCTACGGGAAAGAAAAGAACGGAAAGACCACTTTTGCCCTCCAGCTGGCACGTTACCTCAGCACCAAGAAAAAGGTGCTGTACGTGTCGGCAGAAGAAGGCGTGGAAATGGAGTTCACCCGTGCATGTTCCCGCGCAGGAATCACGGAAAAAGACCGTAACCTCCACTTCATCGACTACGAGCCGCTGGAAGAGCTGAAGGAACGCATTTCAAAGAAGAAGTCGGCCCGCATCGTCTTCATTGACAACATTACCATCTACAACGACGAACTGAAGGGAGGCGCCCTCCGCGCATTGCAGCGTGAATATCCGAATCACCTGTTTGTTTTTATCGCACACGAGGACGATACAGGAGGCGCACCCTACACCAGCAGCGGAAAACTTTGCAAGAAACTGGCAAAAATCATCTGTCACGTGGAAGGAATGAGTGCACAGATAGCGGGTAGATGCCCTGGGGGAACGGTCGTGGTAAACGAGGAAAGGGCCGCATTGTATTATGGTAACCAAGTAAAAGATAGCAATGAATACGACAACGAAGAAAATGATACCGAAATGGATGATTAAGAAGCTGCACGTGCTGTATGCACGCTACGGCTTGTCGGAGGAACAGCACCGCTCACTGATTATGGAACTGACCGACGGACGCACCGACACCACCAAGGGACTTACCTATGCTGAGTCGCAGTACTTGGCCGGTTACATCACCGGGGCCAACACCACCATTCAGACAGTGACAAAACGCTTGGTTGAGAAGTCAATTAAAAGCCAGCGCAGCGCGGTGCTGAAACGCCTTCAGCAGATTGGAGTAGACACATCTTCCTGGGATGCGGTAAACGCCTACCTTCGCAGCCCTCGCATCGCCGGGAAGCCTCTTTACGAACTGGACAGCGAAGAGCTGTCCGCACTGATACCGAAACTTGAATCAATAAAAAGGAAACAAAATGGATGACTACGACGTAAACGACCAGCGCATCAAACGCATTGAATACATCCTTGACGAACTCCCACGAATAGAGGAGCGCATCGACCGCATCAATGCGCAGATAGGGAATAGAGACATGACGGTAAAGCAGTTTCGCGACCTTGTGTCAGAAAGAAGCACCCTCGTAAAGAGGTACGATGAACTGAATCGCGAGGCGAAGGAAAACTACCGCCTCGTGACCGGAAAGGAGAAAGGAAAGATAACCTATAGCACGGAAGGAACGATATGAGAAAGAAATACAGAGTGTGGCGCGTAGTGATTAACGTACTGGGTCATCACCTGGCAGTGAGGTGCCGCCACGATACGGACAACCTTAGCGAAATAAGAGCATACTACATGCGAATCTATCGGAACAGAGGGCCTATACGGCTTTATTATACAGAATTTTATTAACCCTTAAAAACAAGTAATTATGATTGATTTAAAAGCATTGACCGCAGAACAGAGAGCAGCACTGAAAGCACAGTTGGAAGCAGAAGACAAGGCCGAAAAAGACCGTGTACAGAACGAACGCGAAGCCTACAAGCAACTTGTAAACCAGACGGTACAAAACGCAGTGGCAAAGCTTCAGAACCTATCCAGCGAAATGGAGCGACTGAAAGAAGAAGTCTTCACAGAGTTTGCCGCTCTTATCAAGACAAAGAACGAGCTGTTCAAGACGAAATCAGACCGTCAGAGCGACACATTCACCACAGCCGATGGTACAATGTCCATCACTCTTGGAAACCGCGTAAACGAGGGATGGGACGATACTGTAGAAGCTGGCATCGAAAAGGTGAAGGCGTACCTGAAGACGCTGGCCAAAGACGAAAACAGCGCAGAACTTGTGCAGGTTGTCATGGGACTTCTGGCAAAAGACCGCAAGGGAGCCTTGAAAGCCAACAAGGTGCTCGAACTGGAGAAGCTGGCAGCCACCAGCCGCGATGCAGACTTTATCGACGGTATCAACATCATCAAGGCTGCATACCGTCCGGTACCTACCTGTCAGTTCATCCAGGTTACACTGAAAGATGAAGAAGGAAAAGAACGTAAGTTACCGTTGTCTTTATCGGCTATGTGATGAAGAAAAGCAAATTAAAATGGTATGCAATATGGATTCCATATTGCATACTGGTTACTCCGTTCGTGCTTGTCATTCTTCCTATTCAATGTATGAATGAGTTAGCGTCTATTGTGTTGAAATACTTAGATAAATTTAAATGGTATATAGTTGGAAAATATAAACCTTAGAAAGATGGGAAAGTACAGAATTGAAAGAGAATTTATTAAGAAACCTGTTCCGAAATATGCTTTGGAAATATCTGGATATTATTACAAGAGATTTCCAATTAAATCTCTCACGCAATGGGAAGCAAAGGAAGAAATGAACATCATCGAAAGATACTTGAACAATTTTGTCTACATAGTTCGTAATTCAAAAAACACACTTGGTGTAACTCATAAGATAGAACGAACTGATAACCGAATTACGGTATATAATCATTACAATACACCTATAATCACATTTTGGATTGAGGAGGAAAAGAAAGATGAGTAAGTTGTACTGCTATAAGTGTGGAAAAGAGATTAATCCGGATGCCGGATATTACAACGCCCCATCCGGTCCTTATTGCATATCATGTTGGAATGGGAAAGGCATGAATGATAGAATCAAAAAGTATGAGAAAGGAATATACGTGATTAAGACTGGAGCTGGAGATTATCTGAAAGAAGGTTATCCAAAACTTACATCGGAATATTCGTATGAATTATGTTTTGTGAAAGATATTAACAAGGCAAGAAAATTTGACAGTTTTATCAACGCCTGTGATTTCCAGCTTATGTCTCCATTTCTTTCAGCATGTGAAATTATAAAACTAAAGTGATTATGATTAACGACATGAAACCAGGGGAAGTCCGTCGGTTAGCCGACGGGACCCCGATAGAATTTGTGGAAGTGCCAAACATTGAAAGTTTAGACACACCGTGTCAGTATTGCGTATTCGAGAATGAACGCTGCCAGGAACGCGCGATACTGCTTGGAGGATGCGACCCAATGACACGCGACGACGGGAAATTTGGCATTTTCATTCACGCTGAACCAGATGCCTGAACTTTTTAAACCTCGCAGGGTAGCGGCGAAGATTCACTACAGCGCAATAAGCCAGTTTATGTTTCTCTGGGTGAAGTGGAACCGCCCCTGCGACTTATCAGTACAGCGTTCAAAAGAAAATCCCGTATGGCTGGGTGTCTGTTTCAACGTAGAAAATAACGACACACTGGACATGATGGAAGATGTACGTAAGAGTTTAAAAACCGAAATTATTGATTTATGAATGAATTAAGAAATCAAGCATACCAATGCGCTATAAAGCACGGTTGGCATGAACAAAATCTAAGCAACGAACATTGTCTTTGCCTTGTTATCTCAGAACTAATGGAAGCTGTAGAAGCTGACCGGAAAGGGAAACATGCGTTAAGGATACAGTTTGAAGATTATATGGGAGCGATGAAACGCTCAGACGACGAATTTTTCTATGCTTTCAAACACACGATTAAAGACAGTGTAGAAGATGAACTTTCTGATGCTTTTATCCGTTTGCTTGACCTTGCAGGACTGAGAGATATTGATTTGGATGATTACGACTACATAGAAAGTGATACTGATGATTATTCAGCAATGAGCTTTACTGAATCAATGTATAACATTACTAGTTATGTCATGGATGATGATATTCCAATAACATTGAACGAAATCTTAGCATTCTGTAGAGATAGGGATATAGATATTCTTTGGCATATCGAACAAAAAATGAGATACAACGAACTTAGGAGTTATAAACATGGAGGAAAAGGATATTGAATAGGAGGAATGAACATGATGCCAAAAGAACTACCAAACGTAATGAATGATGCTGGATACCAGAAGGATGCTCGTGATTTTGCAAAAAGAATGATGGAATGCAAAGGAATTATTTATCCATGTAAGGATTTAAATCACTTTCAGGAATGGATGGAAGAAGCTTTGTCAAAAGCTTACTTATATGGTGCGCAAAGTGCTGTAAGGGTTGGTTATCTTCTTGCTGAAAAGGATTGGGAAGAAACATATAAAGGATTAAAAAAACAGATTAGTGAATTAAAGCAAAGAAATACGGAGGAATAATATGAGCGAAAAAGAACAAATAATGGATTTCATCGACCAGGTACTTTCAGACTTTACCAATGAAGGAGCGATGGAAGTTCTGGAAGATGTAAAGAGTGAGATAGACATGAGAATCGAATCATGTGAAGAAGATACTTATACAGTAAAAAGTTAATTATATGGGATATGATTTGATACCTATAAACAAGGGAATATACAGTAAATCTGGAATGATATTTACATGGCCTACTATTTTAGAAGAGACAGGCGCTGGATATTTGTTTAATTATGGGAAAAATACTTTTGATCCAGGTAAATATATATATGATGGTTCTCGTAATGATGGAAGTCCGGTAAGTAACGATGGTTTTTCTGTTTCTAAAGAAGAGGCATTGATTATGGCTCGACTTTTTAGAGGATATGTATTTGTAAAAAGAGGTTTAAGAAAGGAATGGGATAAAAAGACAGAATCAGAAAAAGTTGTGATTATGTCACGTTTTGGAAAAATGTCTGAACCTCCAAGTGAAGAATTTTTACAAAAAGTTGAATCAATGGCAGAATTTTGTGAACAATCTGAAGGATTTAATATATACTAAAGTTATGAACGCAAACGATCAAGAAAAAGTATGTAAATCAGGTTTTGTTATTATAAGAGCTGACGATACAAATAAGCATGCTATAAAATGCAAAAAGGCAGAACATCCAAGAAATTGGAAAATTCTTAGGGATGACTTTAGATCAAAGTATCAAAGAGACATTTACATGAGAGATCTTCTTTTATTAGATGATTACATCGAAGACTAACAAAAAATCTCCGACATCGCAACAGGATGCCGGGGATTTTCATTTTTAATTATTAATGAATCAGGGTTCGCCCAGGTAATGACATATCGCCTCGTGCTGAAGCGGCGTAAGCGTGCGCTGTCCCTTCTTGTAGTGAAGTTCCTCCAGTCTTTTTTGTAGTTCCTCGTTCAGAACAATCCAGCGGCGTAGCTGGGTAACGGCACTGCGTGCAGAAGAACGCGGGAAGTATCGCAGTGCAAGGTCTGTCAAATAAATAGCGTGCATGTTGTATGTGTTTTCGTAAAGATAATAAAAATAATTAGAAACAAATTACCCCGCAGTAACTACGTGGCTACTACGGGGTAGTTAATCAGTTACTAAGTAGTAATGATGGGGTTACTACGTAGTAGTTACATAAGGCCTCCTTCGTCTTCCTCCTGCATCTTCAGGCTCTTCAATCCCGGAACCTTGTGGAAAGTAAGATTCTCTTTGTTCAGCGTGCCTCTCAGTCCGATGCCTGGACGGAACTGTAGGCTTACCTTCCGGATGAGCGATGTGGAATACGTGTCCTCAGTGGCAGAACCGTGACTTTGGATTTGTGCCTGAAAGCTTCCCAGATTTTCAAGCTTTACTATTTTTCCGTTAGCTATGTGCAGGTTGATGCGCTTAACCAGGGCGCGAATCACGTTCAGCACATCACCGTCTGTCAGGGTGGTGGCGTAGGAAATTTCTTCTGCCAGTTCGTTGATGTCTACCGACCCGTTTGCCTGTGCTTTCGGGTAATACTTTACTTCTCCGCTTTCGGGGTCTGAAGGATTCTTCATTGCAACAATGCTGTAGTTAATTGCCATAATCTTTTGTGTTTAGTGTGAATAATGTAGTTAACTTGTCATGACTCTGCAAAAGTAGGCACACAACACCATAAAGAGTTGACAATTTGCTTTTTTCGTGCTGATTATGTATCTTTGTAGCAACAAATCAAACAATTACACATGCGAAACGTAGAGCTGACAAAGACAAGAGACCGCAAGATGGTGGAAATGTTCCACAATCTGTATGACGTGAAGCGCATCCGTCTGGATGATGTGCTTCGTCAGCTGAGCGAACGTGTGTTTTTTCTATCTACAGACTATATCTATAAGCGCATATTCTACAACGTAGATAATCTGGCATATTACGAACAGCTAAAAAAAAGAGCCGGAAAGAAAAAAACTTCCGACTCTGCTCAGATGTCTATCGATTTTTGACATCGTATAATACCACTTCATCCGATGTGGGCTTATTAACACTTCGTGAAACCCCTACTTCTCTTTGTTCGTTCTGTGTAATCTGCTTCAGGTTGAGTCCGCTGAATTCCGACACATTCGTTTGAAAAGATACCCGGTATAAATTACCTGAACCTCCCGATTCTTCTCTGTTGGTACCGCTTCTCCGCATCTGGTGGAAGTTCTTTCCATTGCGTCCGTGGAACATTAGTCCTACAAGCAGAAGAAGGTCGAGATACTGCAATGCTTCTTCCTGCATGGATGCGCCCTCGTAGGTGTCGCTGAATGTTTCCCAGAAGATGTGCATGTCTACCTGAAGGTTGGTGTTCTGCATCAGTTCGCCGGCATCGTCTATCTCCAGGGTGTTGAACTCAAAGAAGATGGCAGGCGTTGGGAAAGGGTGTTCCTCACTCAGATAATCTACCTGCTCATGCCATAAGTCGATGTGATGGAAGTCGGGCAAGGCTTCCAATCTTTCGCGCAGATCTGCGTAATCGTCCGGTATGTTTTCAATGAATTCCAAACGGTTTTGAACGATGTTCGAAAGCTCTTTAAATAGTTCGGTGTACATTTCTTTAATGAATAATGAAAATGAATAAAAAAAACGTTACTTGCTGTACTTGTCGCTTACCTCGTCGGTAATGCGGTCCACATTCTCCAGATACATGTCTTCCAGTTCTGTCATCAGTTCGTGGCTTTCTCCGATGAACTGGCGGCGAGGAAGTTTCTTTACGGCCTTTCCGAAAACCTTGATGTAACCGCCTTCGTTGTGTACTTCTGCGTATGGGAGGTCTGAACCTACTCTTACTCGCTTTTCGTCAGCTTCGAACACGGTAATGCTGTTCATCAGATTTGCACCCGGACCGATAAGAATTCCTCTTTGCGTAGCTGCGTTGCTGAAATTCAGTTTTTTTTGTGTCTTGCTACGTCGGGTCTTACCAGTCTTTTTGCTTCTCACATAACGCACGGAAGTACGCTTTTCTCCCTTGTACTGGAAGCCATACCAAGGGCTTCCTTTTTTGCGCCGTTCCACTTCCGGCCAGGGAGTTATTCCGTTGTTACGGAATCCCTGACGACGGAAGTTTTCGCGGAACTCGTCGACGGCCATCTTTCCTGCTTGTCGAGGAAGGTCTTCCTGTATGTATTGCGAAATCTTTTTTTCGATTTCACGGAGCATGTTTTTACTCATCGTCTTTCTTTTGTTTGCTTTCAAATTCCTTTACAAACTTGTCTACTGCTTTTCGGGCTTCCTTTCCTGCATCCTTGATGTAAGGATGTGTGTCGGTAAACATCTCGCCTGTAATGCCCGGATTCTTGTCAAGTCCGGGTTCCGGCTTGTCATGTCCTGAAGGTGTCCTTCCTTCGGTTATCTTTTCATCGGTACTTGTCAGGCCGCACTTACAGTTCCACAGATTGCCAGGATAGTTTGTATTCCAGAACGGGTCGTCTGCCTTCCACACGCGGTTGTAGAATACGCGGTGACCTTCTCTTTTGTTCACTGACACAGACGGAAGCCATTTCAGGTTAGGATACAGGTCTTTGTCTTTTTCGAACCGCTTCCAGTCGGCTGCAAAACGGGCACGACGCACGGCTGTGTCGTATTCCGTGCGTAGCCAGTTCACGTTGTATTCCTGTATGATGGGTTCCGTGTCCTTGCGGAACTGGTCGAACGATTTCAGATTTCCTTCATCATCGGTAAGCTGCTCGTGCAGTTCTTTCTGCTGCTGGTGTGTCTTGAAGGCTGCAAACACGGCTTCACTGTGTCGAAGTGCTTCCAGGAAATCGCGGTCGGGCGTTCCCCATTCTGGGCTTCCAAAAATTTCGAGCGCCTTTTCAAGCTGGTTGAAGGTGTGGGAAAACAAATCCGGCTCTATGTCTTTGTCTACATCAAAACCTTTCGAGCGAAGGCGGTTCAGCACGCGGTCGCGTATCTTGTCGCTCAGCTTCAATCCGGCTGCTTCTACGGCCACAGAATGGGGCGTATGACCTTCTCCATAGTACAGCGTGTTGATAATGCGTGAAAAGCCTTCATTCCTTACCTTTTCTTTTTTTTTATCGGGTTCCGGAGGTTCAGGGTCATTGTTTGGGTCTTGATTGTTGTTGTTTTTTCCGTTGTCTTTCATGTTTCCACCTTCCTGCATCCCCTGGTTAGTTACCTGCTTGACAGCCGTAATAGGCAAGCCGGTCATTTCGGCCACTTTTTCGGGGTCGAAGTCGAAGGTATATGCCAGGTTCTTTATGGCTTCCACGTATTCCTTCAGACTCATAGTCTCGTGATCATCCCATTCCAGGCGACATCCCTTGAACACGGCGTACACGGGACTTATCTTGATAAGTCTGGGTATGATTTCCTGATTGAACACATACTGAAACAGCAGCTTGTCGGCTTCGTGACGGTACTTTTCCACCCGTTCGTGCACTTCCGCAGTACCTTCGTAAGCCTCGTTGTTGGTTGTTCCAGTCTGTCCCAAGATAAGTCGTGTGATTATCTTGTGGCATCGTTCCATGAAGGGGTCGAAAGCGTTGGTGGTGTTACCGGATATTTCTTTCCCAAACTCTACAGACTCCTGCGCATTGAGTACACCGTTACGGCAGGAACGCATGTCTTCCAGCATGTTGAAAAGTTCGTCCCTCCGTTCCGCATCCATTCGGTTTGTAATGACAAACATCCAGGGAACCCCGTACAAATCGATGTAGTTCAGCCAGCTGCCAAATCCAAGTTTCTTGGCATAAATTGGCATGGCCAGCACGTTCAACAAGCCGAGGTCCCAGTCTTTTCCAAACTGGTAGTAATAGGTTTCCATTCCTCCTGTGCGGTAGGATGTCCCCTGATTGTCGGTACCACGTTCCAAAATAGCTCCCACCTGGGCAATGTAGTTACACTGCGGCACTTCGGATATTTCTTCAATTTCCATGGTATCCTTATTCATTTTCTCTGTCAGGTCAACCAGCAGTGTGCCTTGAAGCTGCGACATGACGCACATTCTTCGCAAGTCCTGAAACCAGGTGCGCTCCAGCAGACGCTGTGCTTTATCTACCTTATTCCCTCTTCGGTCTACAATCTTATAAGTAGCCATCTGTAATGGAAGCACGCGGTTTTCGATAGTGGCCTGAAGGTCATCGTCGCGAAGAAGATTCTGGTAGATGTAGTACAAAAGATAACGGCGCGGACGTTCGGGGTCGGTCGCTTCCATGACGGCCATTTGCCAGTCTTTTATTTCCTTTGTCCGCATATCGGACGATGGACGCTTGAACGGTATAGGGCCTGGTGTCATTCCAGGAATCCCTCTCTTGTCGTGGTATACCGTGGCCACTTTCTGGAAACTGGCCATTTGCAGCACATAATTTTCAATGCTGTTATAAATTTGTTTGAATGGATTTTTCATGACGTTCTAAAAAAAATATTCTTCTCTTCGGTTATTTATCCAGATACCGGGCACTTTCCCGGTTTCAGGGTCTACGATTTCCGGCACATCGGCAAGCGGCATTTCTCCGTCGCGTATACGTGCCAGCACATCGTATGCCCATGCGTAAAGTTCCGCATAATCTTCAGGAACCTTGCGGGCTGCATTTCTTCGCACAGCCCTGTACACCACCATGCAGGTAATGATACGCTGAATCATTCCATTCTGAATGTGAGGTTCGCCAAACAGCTTGGTGCAGTCGTATCTACCTCCTATATAGCTGCATACTTCATCGATACTTCCTTGCTCTAGCTTGTCGAGAATGGAACTGTCTTTCTCGATGCTGCTTTGTATCATCGGTTCTTGTATGACCGACGTGACATCTTCCATTGTAATGTATCTCATAATTATATAGTTGTGTAATTGTTACCATTCGTATTTCCTTCTTCTCCTCATCCGTGGTGGGCGGTATCCTTCACGCTTTTCCTTTTCCTCTTTAGGTACTGGAGGCGATGTGTACATCTCCAGCTTCTTGATGGCCTGTTCGTCGGCATCAGGGCTGTCATCGTGTTCCGTCATTCCCGGTTCTATGGCGAAGAGCTGCTTCATGCCTACCTGAATGTCGGGGCTTCCTTTCAGTTGTTCATTTACGTAGATTCTACCATTCTGATAGTACGGATGCATGGTGAGCAGACGGATAAGTTTTGCCATCGAACTTCGCGGTTCCTGACTGATAAGAAGGCTTACGCCTGTTTCTTTCTGTGTTTCCTGCAAGATGCGCTCCAGCTCATCGTTCCAGAACTGGCTTTCATACTGCCAGAACACCTCGATACCTTCTTTCTTCAACTCCAATGTTTTCCAGCACATCCATTCTACGGCCATCTTCATTTTGCTTTGCTTCACGAATCCGTCTATCAGCCAGAAGTCGTTCCTGTGTCTTCCCCACAGCTTCACGGCGTTGTAGTCAGAAGTCTCGCTACCTGCATACGCCACATCCCAATGTCCTACGATGGCATTCATACAGTGAAGGTCGGGCATGGGTTCCCACTTTATCATTTCGGGTTTGAATATCTTTCCACGCACCAGCGGCTCGTGATTGTACTCTGCATGTGCGGCCAGGATACCCATGTCATTCTCCTGCTGACGGTAAAATTCAGCGGTGTACATGGATGGCCATGCCGGTTCGTAGGTGACGGGATTGTACGCACAAACCAGGTGCCAGTCCCAGTCCTTGTGCCGTTCGCGAAGGATGGTTTGCACCATGCGCGATGCAAAACGGTTGTTGCTTCCTATCAGTCTTCGCTTTTTCCCGGTCATGGTAGGAATCACGTCGTTCTCTATCCATTCGGCCAAATCGTCCTGCGTCTTGCTGTTCTTGATGGTCTGAGGGGTTTCAAGGTCGTCTATTCCCCACAGGTCCGGACGATGTGCTCCCTTACGAAGACCGCGCACTTTCATGCGGGCACCAAAAGCTTTGCATATCCATCCGCTTGTGGTGACAAAGTTTCCGCGTTCCCAGTAGCCGGGGTTTTCCTGCTCGCCGAAGTCATGCTTCAGCAGCTCGTTTCCTTCCAGTTCCGCACGAAGGTCTTCCAGCAAGTCGGCCGCACGGTCGAACGTATCGCTTACCAGGCAGAAGTAATGCGTCTCACGGTTAATCCACAGCCACAGCGGTATGATGACATCGTTCCATACAGACTTTGCCAGTCCGCGTCCCCATTCCGCATATCCTTTGTACAGCGGATTTGCTTTCACCTTGTTGGCATGTTCTATCTGGAAAGGTGCGCTTTCGGATGTGGCATAATGCGGAAGGTAGGTAGAAACGAAGTAGCCTACATCTTCTTTTGCCCTGCGGATACGCGACTGCTTTTCCAGTATGCTTTCGTCCGGATTCACCAGGTCTCTTGTAGTGCGTGCACGTGCCAGCTTTTCGAGGTATCTTTTCTGAATTTCCTGATCATTCTTTTTCATTAGCCCAAAAGTTTAGATACATCGTAAATATGTGCTTCCTGGAAGTCCAGACTTTCGTAATAAAGATGCGGATTGGCCGTCTTCATTGCATCGAACACACGGTCCATCACTTCCAGGTAAACGGAAAGCGTGATACGGTTTTCCTTGTTCATGTTTTCCATCTGCTTTCCCCATGCGTTCACGCTATTGTCTAGACTGGCCGCCTGTTTGCGAAGTTCCATGACCAGTTCCTTGTCGCCTTCCTTCTCCGCTTCGTCTATCCGTTGCAAGATGTCCAATTTGTCTTCAGCCAGCATACGGATAATCTCTTTAATGTTTCCGGCCTGTTGCTTGCTGTTTACTACAGCCGCACGCCTTTCTTCTTTCCACAGTCCTTCGTTGTCGTTAATCCACTTCGACACGGACTTTTCGGACACTTTCAGGCGTTCGGATATTTCCTTGTTTGACAGGCCGTCGTTCACATAGAGGTCGTGTGCCTCCTTGCGAAGTTTTTTGTAATATTCCTTGCTTCGTGCCATAACATTTAATTTACTGAGACAAAGGTCACATTATTATACGACCTCCTGAAAATGGCTTTTCATAAAGAAATTATTTGTTCCATAATGGAAAAAATTTTACCCTTTATCGACGTATTTTTTCCATCATGGAAACGCTCTTTCAGTACCTCACAGGCATTTCTCAACTTTGCGTTGTAATCGAAAAGTGTAACTAAAACGCAGATGAGAAATGAACATCACAGCTAAGGCAGAAAACGGACGTGCCGTCATCAGCATTAAAGGACAGATAGCAGGATGGAGAGACTCAGAAAAGAACTTTACCGCTACTGTAGACAGCCTGATAGAATCGGGCGTGAAAGACGCACATCTGTATATTAACAGTCCGGGAGGCGACTGTTTCGAGGCTAACGAAATTGTAAATGTGATGAAGCGTTTTCCGGGTACGGTGACAGGAGAAGGAGGTGCACTGGTGGCCAGCGCAGCCACTTACATCGCTATTCACTGCCAGTCGTTCACGATGCCTGAAAACGGACTGTTTATGATTCACCAGCCAAGTGGAATTGCCAGCGGAAGGAAAGCAGAAATTAAGACCTACCTGGATCTTCTGGACAAAATCAGTCAGACTTATTATGATGCCTACATGGCGCGTACCACAATGCCTGAAAAGGAATTCAAGGAAAAGTGGGATGCAGGCGACTTCTGGATGAACGCGAAAGAAGCCAAGGAATACGGTTTTGCTACCTCTATCGGAGGAAAGACCGACATCACAGAAGATACGGCTTCCATGATTGCGAAAGCCGGTTACAACGGTCCGGTATCATTAACCGTTGCAAAACAGATTAATAACCCTAAAACCCCAAAACAAGAAATGGAACTGAACGCATTACTGGTACAGTTTGGACTTTCGGCCAGCATGTCGGAAGGACAGTTTATTGAAACTATTAGTGAATGGAAACGCAAGGCAGAACGTGTGGAGATGCTGGAGAAGAAAGAAGAAGACCGGCAGAACGCAGAAATCGAAGCATTGCTTAACCAGGCTATTCTTGACCGCCGCATCACAGCCGACGTGAAGGAAGACTGGAGAGAGATGCTGGTATCCAATTTTGAAAGCGGAAAGAAGATGCTGGCAGCCATGTCGCCCGTGAAGAAGCCTGTAGTGGTGAAACCGCTTGGTAACAATTCGGGAGCCGGCATGAAGTGGGAAGACGTCATGGACGATCCGTCTGCATGTGAAAAACTGATGAAGGAAGACCCGGAAACTTACGACCGCATCTTCAATGAATGGGTAACAAAAAACAGAAAGTAATAACTATTAAATTTTGAATTATATGGCCGAATTACAAGCTAATCTCTATCTGAACAAGTATCTGGACCCTCAGCTCCTTATTGACCGTCAGAACTTCCGTGATGACTTCCTGGCTACGTTGGGAACAGTTCCTCAGGCCGCACGCACAGCCGACGGTGTACGCCGAAACAAACTGATTAACAACGTAGAGTTCAAGGTGAACAACAACACCAATTTTACAGCCAAACAAGTAGAAGGTAAAAACCTGATTGTAGAATGGGAAAAATATGATACGACTCCCACTGCCATTACAGATGTGGAACTCCGTTATCTTCCGTTCGACAAGGAAAGTGCCATCCGTAAACTGCATGACGATTGCTTCAAAAACGGTATGCTGAAACATGCCATGTACAAGCTTTGTCCGGAAAACAATGATGACGAGGATAACATGCCTGTACTGAAAACTACTGGTGAAAATGACGGAAGCGGTCGTCTTCGTCTGACTTATGCCGACCTGGTAAACTTTGCCACAAGGGTGAAAAATTGGAACATGACTATCGCCAACCAGCTGTACATGATTCTTTGTCCGCAGCATACAGCCGACCTGCTGCTTGACCCTAACGCATCCAAGTTCTTCTACGACCGTTCTTTCTATGCTGACCCGAAGACTGGTAAGATTAAGGGATTCATGGGCATGCAGTTCTTCGAGAACAATGATACTCCTTATTACACGGAAGCATCGCTGACTCGCGTAGCTGAAGGAACCAGACCTACTACCAGCACAGACCTTCAGGCAAGTATCGCATACTACGCTCCTAATACTTATTATCACATTGAGGCCGTTATGTCTCTGTACTATCCGATGGAAATGGACACGAAGAGCAAAGATCCGCAGGCTGAATATCGTCAGCGCACATGGGGTATTGTAGACCGTATCGAAGAGTTTGGAGTGGCTGCCATCGTTTCAGGTAAATCAGTATAAAGGAGGTATCTATGTCATTCCAAGGAGTAACAATCAATAAAGTACGCGGCGGACTGGTGCGGGCAACCGACACCAGCGACCGCACCGTGCTTCTGGTATGCGGAGCCACCGCCATCCCTTCAAAGCTGGAAGACTACAAGGCGGTAAAGCTGAACAGCATCGAAGCACTGGAGCAACTGACATGGACAGAGGAAACCGACACTAAGAACAAGGAGCTTCTGTATTATCATGCCAGCGAAGTGTTCCGTCTTTCTCCGGAAAGGGACTTGTGGGTCATGGTGGTACCTAAAACCAAGAAAGTGTCTGAACTGGCACTGGAAGATGAATTTATCAACGGTATTCGTGCAATATACGGAGTGAATACCATCGGCGTGGCCGGGCTGACAGCCGATGAAGACCTTCCTACCGCCATCAATGCAATGCAGCTTTTGGTGGAAGACCTGCTGGAAGATAATATCTACATTGACTGCGTGCTGCTGGAAGGACTGGGTACGTATCTTACCGACGCATCGAGCGCGGAAGACCTTCGCGCACTGGAAGCGGAAAATGTATCTGTTATCGTGGCGCAGGACTATGACGTGGCACAGAGTCAGACGGAATACAACAACTACGCGGCTGTAGGAAGCGCACTGGGTATGCTTTCTGTTCGCTACGTGCATGAAAACATGGGCAGTGTGGATATTGAAAGTCATCCTCGCACGGCAAAAGGTACAGCAGACTACAGCATGCTTGACAAGACGCTGGGACGATGGGTAAATCCGGCACTTAGTAACGGCACACTGATGACTTCTGTCAGCAAATCGGACCAGAAGACTTTGAATGAAAAAGGATACATCTACGCAAGTTCTTTCCAGGGATATGCCGGTGTATTTTTCTCAAACAGCCACACTTGCGTGGCAAAGGATACCGACTACGCATACATCGAATACAATGCCGTGTGGAACAAGGCGGCCAAACTGGTTCGGAATACGTTGATTCCTCGCGTAAGAAGCCGCGTAGATGCAGACCCTTCAACCGGTTACATCGCATCGGAAACCATCGCTTATTGGAGTTCTCTTGTTCGCCAGGCACTCGACACGATGACCAATGCAAACGATGTGTCCGATTTTGATGTTTACATTGATCCTTCGCAGGCAGCCGTGAGCGACAAGCCGTTTGAGGTGCAAATCAAACTGGTGGCAAACGGCATTGTGCATGAATTCTCTGTAGACTTAGGTTTCACCAACAAAATTGACTGATTATGGCACTACTGAAAACACTTATCAATAAGTTCGGCAAGATGGCCGGATGGAACTCTGTTTCTGTCACTATGCTGGGACGTACCATTGAGGGAATTACGGCACTATCTTACAACGACTCGCAGGAGGTAGAAAATGCATACGGAAGGGGGAATAAGCCGGTGGGTCGAGCGGTAGGTAATTACTCTGCACAGGCAAGTATTACGCTTTACAAAGAAGAAGTCATCGCTCTTCAGCTTGCAGTTGGACCCGGAAACAACATCATGGATATTGAGCCTTTTGATATTTCAGTACTCTATGAGTACAATGGTATGATATACAAAGATGTGATTCGTAACTGCCAATTCTCAAGCAACGGAGTGGAAGTAAAGCAGAACGACAAGACTATCGCTTACCAGTATCCACTTATACCTTCGCACATCGACTGGGGTCTTGTGATTTAAAATTATCTAAACAACGATTTAAAAATATATCAATGGAAAATAAATTGAAGAAAATGTCAGACTACGGAAGCCTGACTTCAGAAGAAAAATCAAAGATTAACGGATTCACCGAAGCGGAACACAAGGACTTGAAAGAAAAATACGGGAATCGACTTCGAATGGTAAGTGTGGAAACGGAAGACGGAAGATACGATTACCTGGTTATCCGTCCGAGCCGTGCACACATGATGCTTGTAGCCAGCAAAGGAAAAGATGGTGATTTTGAGGCGGCAAACAATGTGCTGATTCAGAACTGCGTGGTGGCCGGCGACAGGAAGGCAATCGAAGAAGACTATGCGGTATACAGCACCTTGCTCACGGCTATTCAGCAGATGACGGAGGCCGTACAGGCTTTTATCGGAAAAGCATAGAAAAACTGGAATCCTCGTTCACGGAGATAGAAGGAATCAATGCGATACTTAGATATCATTATCGTGTTGACCCTGATACGCTGGATGAGGATTCCTGGCTCAGGCTCTATGCGGAATACCGGATGGTAAGGAAAACTGAGCTGAAAGAAACGGAAACGGCAGTGTATAACGCACTGGCTACAGTGGTAAACAAATTATTCGAAAAGAGAGATGGCTTCAACGACTACACAATGGATTCTTGAACTGGTAGATAAGATAACCGGTCCGCTTCGTTCTGCTACTGAATCGGCACAGAAAATGACTGATGCAGTAGATCAGACTACGGACAAGGTGGAAGGACTAGGAAAGAAAGCTGGTGAAGCAGCGTCCAAACTTGAGGATTTCGGGAAAGGAATGTTTTTCATGAACGAAATCAAGGATGGAGTGGACGGTATAACTGATGCTTTCGACAATGCCATTCAGCCAGGAGTACAGTTTCAATATGCCATGTCGCAAGTTCAGGCTATTTCAGGTATTGCAGGTGATAAGTTTGACTTGGTTCAGCAAAAAGCAAGAGATCTTGCAAAAACATTTGGTGTTGATGCTTCGGATGCAGCTGGCGTGTTTTCCACATTGCTTTCACAATTAGGTCCACAGATTGCGGAATATCCTGATGCAATAGAAAGCATGGCCAGAAGCTCTTTGACTCTATCAAAGACTATGGATGGAGATGTAGCTGGAGCTGTAAGAGCGCTTACCACTTCATTCAATGCGTTTGAAGGCGAAGCGACAGATGTGGATTCAGCGGCCAAATTAATGAACATGCAAATGAACTTGATTGCCAAATCTGCACAGGTTGGTGCGGCTGAAGTTGTAGACATATCTGAATCATTGAAGAATATTGGCCCAGCTGCAAGTAACCTTGGAGTTTCATTTGCCGAAACAAATGCATTATTTCAGGTACTTGGACAAAACCAAATCAAAGCTGCTGAAGCTGGTACGGCTCTTCGAAATGCAATGCTTATACTTTCTGCACCAACAAGTGATGCAGCTAAAGAATTACAGGCATTAGGAGTAGACATGAACGTAATGGCAGATAAATCAATTCCTTTTGCAGACAGATTGAAAGAACTGGTTCCTGTGATGAACAATACAGAAGTAATGGCAAAGCTGTTTGGAAGAGAAAATGTAGTAGCAGGTCAGATATTGGTTGGTAATACGGAGAAGATAAAACAATGGACAGAAGAAGTACAGGGTTCCAATTCTGCCGTAGATCAGGCTAATATTATCATGAATACCACTTCGGAAAGGATGAAAAGAATGGATGCTTTTATTAATGACCTGAAGATTTCTTTCTTTGAGTTTGTGGAACCTTTTGCCCCTATACTGAAAGTACTTGGTGTACTAACAGGTACTATTGTAACTCTTTGTATGGTGGCTTTCAGCGTGACAAATATCATGCAGCTTGGAATCACCAAGACAGCAATCACCTGGGCAGCATCTTGCAAGCTGATTACTCGCTCTATTTATGGAATTCCGATTGTCGGATGGGTGCTGGCTGTAATCGGTGCTATCGCTTTGTTATACAACAGCTGGGAAGGATTCAGAGTCTACTTTATGGGATTTGTGAATACTATTAAGGAACTGTTTGTGCAGCTTGTGAAATTTGTTATTAATGCGGCAAGTGCCATTTTTAAAGCAATTAATCCTGCCAACTGGTTTGACGATAATTTTAGTTTTTCAAGCGTTTGGGACGAATTTGCAAAAGAAGTGAAAGCTGGTGGTGAAAAAATAGCAAATGCTTGGAATGAAGGAAAAGCAAGAGGTCAGGAAAGCTGGAACCGTTCAAGAGGAATTACTACAGATCTTTCACAGTTGAACAAACCAACAAGTATTTCTTTTTCTCCAAAGACCGCAGATGGGAACAATCTTTCTTCCGGTAGCACAAGCACTGGAGGAAACGGAACTATAGGACTGGGTGGAAGCGGAAAGCCGGGAGGCGCACGTAACATTACCATGAATGTGACGATGAACAACACTTTCACCGTATCAGGAGATTCAGACTACCGTAAGATTTCCGAAAGGCTGAAGCGTGAAATGATAGCTATTTTGTCTGACGTAACACCTGCAATAGGATAAGGATATGATAAATACAGGACTTAATATTGCCAATCTGTTTGCTGAAGTATTCGGCGTATCATCGCCTATATATATTCCGTGGGGAAGAACATTGCCTGACTTCCCTACGGAAGAGTATAAGGATGTGAAGCTGGCCAGCCGTGAAGAAGTGGAAAGAAGAAGCTGGATGGGTACACCTGTACTCGACTCTTTTATCCTGGACGGAGGTACTTACTGGCACTACAGTGATCAGGGAGAACTCACGCAAATAAGTATGAGCGACTTTCTGATGCCTGCCGCTACGCTGGTGGAGTTTAGCCGGGATATGAACTTATCGAAAACAAAGGTACTTGGTTCCAAAGGAACCGTAAAGGAAATATACGGTATCAATGACTGGAATATCAACATACGCGGATTCTGTCTTACGGATAATTCAAGGGACTCCCAGAAAACATACGAGGAACAGGCTCACGCACTTGTTCTTTTCCGAAATTTGGCCGACAGTATCAGCGTGACAGGTGAACTTTTCCTGAATAAAGGAATAACAAACATTGTAATGGAAAACTTACAATTATCGCCTGTGCAGGGAATTCCTGAAATGTATTCTTTTTCGATTCAGGCTACAAGTGACAAACCTTATATACAAAAAGTATGAGTTATTCGATGTGTGCCAGAATTACGTTCCCTGCCACTGACAGCAGAACGGAACTGAAGCTATTCTACGTGAGCAGCGTAGAAATAGCAAGCTCGTGGAAGATGCTTACCGATACGGCTGATATTGTGATTCCCCGGAAAATCAGGACTTTTTCAGGTAAGTATTTAGATACTTATTTCCAGCCTGGAGATGCGGTAAAAATAGAGCTTGGATACAACAAGAATTATGTAACCGAATTCGAAGGGTATGTGCAGAATGTATCACGCGGAATACCGGTGAAACTGCATTGTGAGGATGAGATGTACAAGCTGAAAAGAAGGTCAGTATCGTATTCAAAGAAGAGTGTCACGCTGGGAAATCTTCTGGCTGACCTTTGTCCGGAATATGAGATAGTGACTTCCTTCGGTGACACGGAACTGGGAGCCGTAAGGTATTCGAATGTGCTGGTTTCTGCCGTTCTTGCTGACATACAGAAGAAGACAGGGCTTTACAGCTACTTTGTCGGCAAGACGCTTTACTGCGGAAATGTATACACGGATAACGTGCAGCTTCCGGAAGTACGTATCGAACTGGAGAAGCAGGCTGTAAGCCAGGACTTACAGCACACGGAAGGCGACTACGAAGTGACAGCACTGGCTATCCTTAAGGGTGGAAAGAAGCTGGAAGCCAAAGCAGGAACAAAGGGTGCTGAAACCGTAAGTCTTACGTATAACGACAAAGACCAGAAGGTTACGCTGGAGGTGCTGAAGGACTTTGCGGAACGATACTATGAGGGATTGAAAAAGCAGAAGTACAAAGGTGGAGTGGAACTGTTCGGTATTCCTTCCGTTCGATTTGGCATGGTGATGGATTTGAAAAGCATGATCACGCCGGAAATGGATGGTAAATACTTTATCGAGAAAGTGACAAAGACATTTTCTGACAATGCTACTTACCGTCAAAAAGTAGAACTGGGAGGACGTGCGGAATGACACTGGATGAAGAATTGAAGCAGGCTATGTCTAAGCTTCCAGGGCAAACAAAGGCGACGCTGGTATGGGTGGAAGTGCTTTCGGTGAATACAGAAGAGAAGACAATGGATGCGAAGGGAGTAATCGACGGGCTGGAGTTTTACGATATTCAGCTGGGTGCAGGTTCCGTGATATTGTATCCTAAATCCGGTTCTTTATGCCTAGTGGGTATAGTGGAAGGACAGTCTTCGGATGCATTTCTCATATCGGCTACTGAAGTGGAGAAGATGGAAATCACCGCATCGGCTGAAATCGTGATAAACGGAGGAAGTAACGGAGGGTTGATTAACATCGGCACACTTACCGATAAGATTAACGAACTGGTACGCACATTCAATGGCCACACTCACCAGGTGAGCACCACCGGTTCTGCTACGGCACAGACGGGAACCGCTGCTGCGGTCACATCGAAAGCCAGTGAACTGAACAAACAAGATTATGAGGACACTAAAGTGACGCACTAATATGATGAAAGGAATAATGCTTGACGACAGCGGAGACTTGCTGATACAGGAAGGACTTACGCTGGGCGATACAACGATTCAATGTGCAGCCATCGTGCTGGGAATGAATCAGGGTGAATGGAAGGAAGACCCGGCACTGGGTCCTAACCTTCTGAGATATATACGCTCCTCTGCCAACCGTGCAAAGATAGAAAAGCAGATTCGCTTGCATCTGGAGCGTGCAGGAGTGGACTACGATGAACTGGAAGAGAACATTCAACTTATTTTATCAGAAAATGGAAACTGAAAGTATGGAAATCATTACAGGAATCAAGAACATGCTGGCTACGCTATTCAGCATCACGCTGGCTTACTTCGCACCGGTGAAGGACATGGTGTTTGTCATATTCTTCATCTTCGCGATTAACTGTATTGCCGGACTCATTGCCGGCATTGTGGCCAAACACGAGCGTTTCAACAACCGGAAGTTCTTTCACTGCCTATTAGAAACATTCGTGTTCTACGTAATCGTGCTGAGCATCTACATTATCGGAGAGAAGATGAAGAACCTGGACGGGGCTTTGCAGTGCATTACAGGCATCGTGTATGCCGTGTGCTACTTCTACGGGGTGAACACCCTGCGAAACATGCGAAAGCTGTTCCCTCACTCCAGACCGCTGAACTTCATGTATTATGTGCTTAGCTTCGAAGTGGTACGGAAGATACCTTATTTACAACAATTTTTAGATAACGAAAAGAAAGAGGAGGAAACAAAATGACACAGTTACCAAGAGGTTTACGAAACAATAATCCGGGAAACATCCGGCTGAGTAAAGACAAATGGCAGGGACTTCGCCAGGAACAGACGGACGGAACATTCTTTCAGTTCATCGCTCCCATGTGGGGGTATCGCGCACTGATCCGCACGCTTCAGAACTACCACCGTCTGCACGGATGCCGCACCATCGCGGAATACATCAACCGCTGGGCACCCGCTACGGAGAATCACACATCGGGCTACATCTCAGCCGTGTGCCGTGAAATGCAGGTGCCTACCACCTTTGAACCCGATGTGAACGACCAGGCGACGATGTGCGCTTTTGCTTCTGCTATCAGCCTGGTGGAAAACGGTATTCCGGCTGTGCAGCAGGATGTGCTGGATGGATGGAAAGCTTTGTAGAATTTTAAAAAGAATCAATATGGAAACAATCTTCGGAATCATATCGGCGTTGATTTTTGCCATCTATACCGCAGTGGTAATCTACAAGACAGGCGGTATTCCTTATTCAATCTCAGAGACCTATTACCGGCTGGAGCACCCGAAATGGTTTTCCGTCTGCCTGTGGCTTAACGGATTTACCTTCTTCGTGTCAGCAGTAGGACGCACGCCTGAAAACATTCAGTTCCTCGTGTTCCTGGCATTACTTGGCATGATAACTATTACTATTTCACCAAGATTCAAGGATAAGAAAGAAGGAATTGTACATTATTGCGGTACCGCACTTCTTTTGCTCAGTACGCAGGCATGGGTGGCATGTACGAATCCCTGGCTCCTGATTACCTGGCTTCTTCCGATAGTCTATATCGTGCGGCACGTAATGGCCGATAACATGCAGTCGGATTTGTGGACTAAGATAGTATATGCAAGGCCCGCGTTCTGGCTGGAGATAACCGGATTCATTATCATTTTTATTAATCTCATACTGTTATGATGGAAAAATTACTCGATAAGGCATACAAGTGGATGGAAAGCTTTCTGCTGCTTGTAGCCCTGGCACTGATGCTGACGGCCTGCAAGTCGCAGCCTCCCATGAAGCTGGATGCCACCACCGACAAGCAGACGGATACGAAGACCGACACGCAGGTATCGGACAGCAGCTATCAGCATACACAGGAGATGATTAAGGAACTTTCCTCCAGCTGGTGGCAGAAGCTGGAGGAAATCACGTCCATCTGGGAGCACACGGAGTATTCACCGCCTGATTCTACCGGAAAGCAATATCCTACCAGCGTAACGACGGGTTCTGTGAACAGCAGCTCGCAGGAAGAGAAACGGGATACCTCGCAGACCTATACGAAGATAGAAACCATGTATGCGGAAATCACGAACATACAGAGCCGGATGCAGCAGATCGAGCAGGAAGTATCGACGGTGAAAGCGGAACGCAAGGAAACACTATCGTGGTGGCAGTCGGCCCTGATGTATCTTGGAGGAATAGGTTTCCTGATAATTATTGTAAGACTTATATGGAGGAAGCTGCCATGAACGTGACGGTATTACCAAACCAGACACTGGCCGACATCGCCATACAGGAATATGGAGACCTCGCAGGGGTCTTCATCCTGGCACGCGATAACGACATAAGCCCCACGGAGAAACTTACGCCCGGCATGACGGTCAGTGTGCCGGACGTGGTTATTAACCGGGAGATGCAGGAATACTGCAAGGCTAACAATGTGTCGCCCGCCACCTCCGAAACATCCGACAGCGAGGTGCGGCTGAAGATATTCACGGAACAATTCACTAAAGAATTTGTGTAGTTATGGCAAGATCTATAGCAGAAATCAAAAAGACGATGACCGACCGCTTCATGGAGGACAACACCTTGCGCGAAGCGTATGGCATCACGGGAGAAGATACCACATGGGAAAACACCTTCAGCACCGTATCCGTCGAGAATATTCTTATCTACATCGTGGCTGCCTGCGCCTATGCCCTGGAAGTCATGTTTGATGCGCACAAGCAGGACGTAGACGAACGCATCGCACAGAGCATCGTGCCTACCGTCCGCTGGTATCACGCCCAGGCACTCGCATTCCAGTACGGAGACGCGCTGGAATATGACGAACAGACCCACGCTTTCCGCTATCCGGTGGCAGATACGGCCAAGCAGGTGGTAAAATACTGTGCCGTTCAGGATGCAGGCAACACGATACAGATACTTGTATCCGGTCAGGAAAACAATCTTCCCATACCGCTTTCGGAAGACGTTCTAACGGCTTTTAAAAGCTATATGAACAGCGTTAAAATAGCAGGTGTATTCCTCAGCATACGCAGTCTTCCGGCAGACAAAATCAAAATATCCGTAAAAGTGTACTACGACCCTCAGATTCTAACCTCAGACGGCACACGCATAGACGGTGGAGGAAAACCCGTAGAGGATGCCATTAACGCCTATCTGGCCGGAATCGTGTACGGAGGAACATTCAACAAGACCAAGTGCGTAGACGCGATACAGAACGTGCAGGGAGTGACCGATGTGGAACTGGGAACCGTCCAGACCAAGACAAGCACCGGAGAATCGTATGCAGTGGTCACAGGAAACAACTATACGGCAGAGTCCGGCTGCTTCATTGCAGAAGATCTATCTAATACAGTAAGCTATGTGGTACAAAATTGACATTTTCAAGTTTGCGTTTCTTCTTCTTCCTCCTCCTCTCAGGAAGAAGAAGATGTTTGCGTTTCTGAAAGTCCTGACGCTTCCTGTATCGTACCTGCATGACGAACTCATGAAGTATCGCGAGCTGTGCGACAGCCGGCTGAGCGTGAACGGACAGGTAATCTACATCGAGAAGGCACTGAATGATTACTTCCTGTTGCAGAATAAGGATATTTATATCACTGATATAACAGGATTATACCGTTCTGTTTATCTGCGTAATGAGTCTCCTAGCTGTTACTTCTATTATAAAGGTTCTCAGAAGCATACTTATCTGCAAAATGGCACAGAGAACGGGCAGCTTAAATTCATAGTAAACGTGCCTTCTTACCTGAAAGACAGAATAGAAGAGATAAAAAATATAGTAGAATATAACAAGCCCGCAGGACGGGTTTATACAATAAACATTTACGATTATGAATGATTACTTAGTGACTTACGACGGCGGACAAGATGTATGGGCAGACGACTTGTCGTTTATGCAGAACAGTCTTAAGAGCATGATTGATACAGCGGTCCGCACATACGGAGACAACTGCATATTGTGGGGATGCCTTGACGGTGGAAAGGAGAATGTAGTGGAAGGTGGCGTGGTTATATCAGGTAAGCTGTACCAGGTTCCTGCACTGGGAGCCATCGGGAGCAACAAACTTTGTTTCCGTGAAGTGCTTTCTGATGAAAGAACGTTCGAGAACCAGCAGGTTCACAAGGTGAAGAAGCAGTATGAAGCATACCTTAGTACGGACACCAGCGGAGCGGTGGCTTGGTGTGACCTTAAGACAATGAATAATTCTACAAAAGTAGAATATAAGAAAGATGCATACATAGAACTTACAGAAGACGCTAAAAGAATAGGATGGGTATCACCTGAAGTATGGTATGTTAATGTACAAGGAGGTAAGATGGTGTTCTGTGTATTAGGTTATAATAATACTGATTCTCAAGATTATGCTGAGATAGGATACTTGAGAGGAATATCATTCCCTAATACAGTATATGTATCTGCTCAGATACAAAATAATACCATAAAAAGACTTCCTGCTCTTGTTACAATATATGGAGATAATTGTCATGAAGCTTTAAAAAGAAAAATTGAAATAAGAGTTCCTTTAGTAGGACAGAATGGAGAAGGTGAAGCTGATTTTTGGTCTGTAGATCCTCCTAGAGCGATAAAAGGAAAATTCCTTATTCAATTTAATTTCTTTCTGGCAGATGAAGTAGTTACATATAATTATTCAGACTTTAATTTTAATCCATAATATGACAGCAACAGAACTTAAAAAACGCGCCATCGCGCTCGCAGAAAAGACAAAGATAGACTCAGTAACTCCGGAAGAAGTCGGCCAGCTGAGCAACGACATAGTAGAATACATCGAGAATGTGGAGATTAACGGAAGCTCACTGGGAATCCGCAAAACCTACACATCCGTGTCCGCTATGGAAGCAGACTCCACCGCACCGAAGGACGACAAAGGCGTCCTTCTCCGTCGCGGCATGCTTGTGAACATCTACAACCAGTCAGACCCAGACTCCGCAGATAACGGCAAGGTCTTCAGCTTCCAGAACCCCGGCTGGGCTTTCCGCGGAACAGTAGATGCCGGGTATGCAACCAAGGAAGAACTTACCGAGATAACTGAAAGATTTACTGAGACAGATAATAACATTAGTAAAATTTCCGTAACAGTTGACGGACTTACTGAAACTGTTGAAGTTATATCGGATCAGATAGGTCATATTGGTAGTACATTAGAAGAAATTAATGCTGAAGAACTATGAGCACGATTGAAGAAAAGCTTTTGCTGCTTAAAAGCAAGATTGATAAGGTTAAGTCAGACAGAACATCCATTATCAGTGCAATAATAAAGAAGGGAATAAACGTTCCGTCTAATGCTTTGCTTGAAGATTTGCCTGCATATATCATGCAGATAACAGGAGGGGAAGAGCCGGAAACGAGTTATGTGATAGGAGAGATTCTTTACCTCATTGATAGCACAGAATCATCTTATAGTGAAGGAACTCTTAAAATTGAAAATGGGGCAAGTGTATCGGATTACGTATTAACAATTAATTAAAACAATATGGAAAATATCACGAAAATAAATGTTGGTGGAGTCGACTACGAGGTTAGAAAAGACCTAGCTGAAAAAGTTACTGCTTTGGAGGACAAGGTATTCCCTCTTACAATCAGTGTAAGCGGTGGAGGAACGTTTGAAAAAGGAGTTCCAAGAACGATTACAGTTACTTGGACGGTAAAGAAAGGAGATGATACAGTAACAGCAGATAGCGTCACGGTAAATGATGAATCTGCAAGTGGTACAAGCAAACAGTTTACCAATGTGTCGGCTACTACAACTTATGTTGTAAAAGCCACTAAAGACGGAACTCAGGTGAAGGGACAGACAACTGCAACATTTGTTGCTCCTATGTACTTCGGGTTTGCAGTTGCTGATGCTGCTTCAAGTCTGTCTATTACATCATTGAATAAACAGTCAATCAAGACTTCCCCTGCTGGGACTTACACCTTAAACAATTCCCAAACAGGAAATTATCTTTGGTTATGCGTGCCAAGCAGTATGACAATCAATAGAGTAACATCATCTGGATTTGATATTCCTATGGAAGAGCAGCAAACAGGTTCAACTTCTGTTGATACTTATAAATGCTATCGTAGCTCTTCTCAGATTAATGAAGGAAGTGTAACAATAGTAATTTCTTAAATGTTGAAGAATATGAAAGAGATAAATATTTATGGTGTTTTAAACAATGCTACACCTGATGGTGTTATAGCAAAGGCAGAGCAGATTAAAGATTCTACTCAGGGAAAGAAACAATCAGATATTAATGCTGATTATAAAAAGAGAATTGAAACTCTTGAAGCTGGTGGAGGAACTGGTTCAGGTGGCACTACAGATTACAATGATTTGACAAACAAACCACAAATCAATGGACATGAATTGTCAGGAAACAAATCTTCTAAAGATTTGGGGTTGCAGCAAGCTGGTGATTATGCGCTGAAATCAGAAATTCCTGATACAGGCAATTTCGCGACAAAAGAAGAACTGAACAACATTACACCGACAATAGGTGAAAATGGAAACTGGTTCATCAACGGAGAAGATACAGGGAAACCTGCAAATGGTAAGGATGGTGCTGATGGCGTAAGCCTAGGAGAAATTGCGCTTGTACAGGAAACAGGAACAGAAAGCGGCTCTGAAAACAAGGTCATGTCACAGAAAGCGGTAAGCGAAAAACTTACCGAGCTACAAGAGAAAATAGGTGAAGGTGGAAATACTATATTGACTTGGAATGAAGACAATAAAAACACAAGATTACAGGTTGTTTCTGAATTAAGAAAGAAAGGGCTTATT